TGACCTTTTAAAGTTGAATCACTATTTAAAGCAATACCTTGATCTCTCAAATATTTTGAACGTTCAGTTGCTACTTCATAATTGGGAAGGACCAGCTTTAATACCTGAAGGTGATAATCGTAAAAGAGAATATTACATTCATGGTATAAAATATAGTGAAGATGCTTGGAAAGAAGTACGCAGAAATCGTCAAGGATTACCTTGGTATAAACAAGCAGCTAATAAAGGAGGAACAAATAGATTTTAATGAAAATAGGATTATGTGGTACGGTAAGTGTAGGAAAGACTACACTCGTAAATGCGCTTAAGGAATTACCTGAATTTGCTAATTATGAAGTAGCAACTGAACGTTCAAAATATTTGAGAGATCAAGGTATTGCTTTAAATAGTGATTCAACTTTAAAAGGTCAATTAGTATTTGCTGCTGAACGTTCATTAGAATTAATGAAAGAAAATATTATAACTGATAGAACAGTTTATGATGTTAGTGCTTTTACATTAAGTGCTAAATCTATTGAATGGTGGATTAGAGAAACATTTGTTCAATTAATAATGCAATTACATAAAGAATACGATGTTATAATTTATGTATCTCCGGAAGGTATTGAGATTGAAGATAATGGTGTAAGAACAACGGATTCAGAATACAGAGATAAGATAGATAAAGTTATTAAAGAAATGTTAGCAGAATGGACTCCTATCAAATTAATTGAAGTAAAAGGTTCAACTGAAGAAAGAATAGCAATTATTAAAGAGGTACTTTTCCCATAATATTTATGATCATGAAAATATCTGAATTTAAGAAACAAATTAGAGAAAATATCGTAGAAATCCTGTCAGAAAAAACATATGCAGGACCTGATGCTATTAAAGCAGCAAAAGAAGATACTCATTACAATAAATTAACATCAACTGCTAAAACAGACATAATTAATACCTTGAAAAAAGGTGGCGAAGCTGAATTAGAAGAAGGTGAATTAGATGAAATGGCTCGTACAGCAGCTAAATTAACTATTGCTGATAAAGAAACAGCAGAAGCTGTTAAAGAAAAATTTAAAGGTAAATGGTTAGAAAAAATGATTGATATAATCATGGCCGCTGGTAGTGAAGGTATTTCTCAACCAGAAGTAGCTAAAATGTTAGATAAAGTACAACCAGCAATTAACCCACAAGTTAGAGCATTAACTGCTTCTGGTGTAATAAAATTAACAGGTGCTGCACCTTCAGAACCAAAAGAAAAAGAACCTAAAGTAAAAATGTTCAAACCAAAAGCTGCTGCATTACCTAAAGACGATGCTCCAGAAGATGTAGTTGATACTTACTATAAAGCCGATGATGAAGATATGGGTTTTGATGATGAAAAAGAGCCAACAAAAGCAGACATTTCTAAGAACGCAGGTTCTAAATTCTCATCTACAGGTGATAAGTATAAAGCTTTAATCAAACAAATGAAAGACATTGCTGACAAATATAAAGCAGCAAGTGGTGAAGAAGCTAAAATGTACGTAGATCAATTAAAAGATCTAACTAAAGAAAAGAAAAAATTAGAAGCAATGTTGAACCCGTCAATTGGTGACGAGGAAGAAGAATTCTAAAATGAAAATTAAAATATCATACATTATTATAGCCGCGTTAGTGGCTATAATTTTTTGGTTATCTAAGTGCAGTGATGGTACATTTACACCAACAGGCAAAATAGATACTCAATACATTGAAACATCAAAATGGGATACATTCAGTACTCATGATACTGTTACAAAACCAAAATGGAAAAGAGTTGTAATTAATACTCATGATACTATGATTGATTCAATTCCATATCCTGTTTACGGTTATGCTGCATTAACTGAAGATACACTTTCTATTATGAATGATTCAACAAAGTTATTAGTTTTATATAAAATATACAGTCAAAATCCATTATATAAAATCGAAAAAAGTGTTGATTTAAGTGTTAAACGTAAAACAATAACTAAAATCATAACCAAAGAAATGGTTAGAAAAAATGCTTTCTTTGTTGGACCGTCTATTGGATTAATTAAAAATAATGGTTATATAGCTTTAAATGGTTTGTATGAATATAAGGGTAAAACTATTTACAATTTAGGATTAGGTATAACTACAAATCAACAACCATTGCTAAAATTCGGTATTTACTGGCAAATTTTGAAGTAAAATCTTTTGTATATATTTATATTAGACAATAATATAATATATGAGTCAAGATTTAAAACAAATAATAAGGGAAGAATATCTAAAGTGCTCGCAGGATCCTGCTCACTTTATGAAAAAATATTGTAATATTCAGCACCCACAAAGAGGTAGAGTAATATTCAATTTATATCCGTTTCAAGACAAGGTATTACATTTATGGAGAGATAATCCATATAGTATAGTTCTAAAATCAAGACAATTAGGTATATCTACTTTAGCCGCAGGTTATTCCTTGTGGCTAATGTTGTTTCACAAAGATAAAAACGTACTTTGTATTGCGACTAAGCAAGAAACAGCTAAAAACATGGTAACGAAAGTTAAATTCATGTTTGATAACTTACCTTCTTGGTTAAAAATAACAGCAGAAGAAAATAACAAATTAACACTACGATTAAGCAATGGTTCTCAGATTAAAGCAACTTCAGCATCATCAGATGCAGGTCGTTCAGAAGCAGTATCTTTACTTATAGTCGATGAAGCAGCATTTATTGAACAAATTGGAGAAATATGGGCATCAGCACAACAAACATTAGCAACGGGTGGTGGAGCAATTGTTCTATCAACACCTTATGGAACTGGAAATTGGTTCCACAAGACATGGGTATCAGCAGAGAACAAGGAAAACGACTTTTTACCTATCAAGCTACCTTGGTTCGTTCATCCAGAACGAAATGAAGAATGGAGAAAACGTCAAGATGAATTATTAGGAGATCCTAGATTAGCAGCACAAGAATGTGATTGTGACTTTAGTACATCAGGTGATGTTGTATTCTTTCCTGAATGGGTTGAATTTATAAACCAAACATCAATACAAGAACCATTAGAGCGTAGAGGCGCAGATCAAAATTTATGGATATGGGAACCTGCTGATTATTCAAGAGAATATATGATTACAGCAGACGTAGCTAGAGGTGATGGAAAGGATTTTTCAACATTTCACGTTATGGATATAGCTACAAATACACAAGTAGCAGAGTATAGAGGTCAATTACCACCTAAAGAATTTGGTTATATGTTGGTAGCAATAGCTACTGAATATAATATGGGTTTATTAGTAGTTGAAAATGCATCTATTGGTTGGGCTACAATTGATGCTGTGTTAGAAAGAGGATACAAAAATATTTATTATTCTCCTAAATCAGATGCATTAACTGTAGATTCATATTTTAATCAATTTGAAAACAGTAGCACTGTTACTCCTGGTTTCACAATGTCTTTAAAAACAAGACCATTAATAATTAATAAGTTCAGAGAATATATTGGTGACAAATCAGTAACAATTCGTTCTAAAAGATTATTAGAAGAAATGAAAGTATTTGTATGGAAAAATGGTAGAGCAGAAGCACAAACAGGATATAATGATGATTTAGTTATGCCGTTTGGTATAGCAATGTATTTAAGAGATACTTCTTTAAAATTCCAACAACAATCTCATGATCTTACTCGCGCTACACTTGGAAGTATGAAAAAAACCAATTATATTGGAGGGTATAGTTCTAACCAAGTCCAAAACCCTTATTCTATGGAAACAAAAGGAGGTTCTGAGGATATTAACTGGTTATTATAATATTTATAATATATAACAAAATAAAAAATGGCTGATAAAAGTTTATTTACCCGATTACAAAGATTATTTTCAACAGATGTAATCATTCGTAATCAAGGAGGAAATCAATTAAAAGTAATGGATGTTGATTCCATTCAACGTTCCGGAGATATAGCAACTAATTCGTTAGTAGACAGATATAACCGTCTATATTCACCTGCTACAACATCATTACTAGGATCACAGTTAAATGTAAACTGGCAGTACCTACGTACAATGGTATACTCAGACTATGATAATATGGACTATGATGCAATTGTTGCTTCTGCTCTTGATATTATTGCTGATGAATGTACATTAAAAAATGACATGGGAGAAGTACTTCAAATTAGAAGTAGTAACGAGGATGTTCAACAAATTCTTTATAATTTATTCTACGATGTGTTAAACATCGAATTTAATTTATGGTCTTGGATTCGTCAAATGTGTAAATATGGTGATTTTTTCCTAAAATTAGAAATCGCTGAAAAATATGGTGTTTATAATGTAATTCCATATACAGCATTTCATATTGAAAGACAAGAAAATTATGATCCTAACCACCCCAATGCAGTAAGATTTAAATATTCACCTGAAGGTATATTTGCTGGAGGTTCAGGATATTATGGTACACCAAATATAGGAACATTTGATAATCAACCAGGTATTCATTTTGAAAATTATGAAATGGCTCACTTTAGATTATTAACTGACGTTAACTATCTTCCTTATGGTCGTTCATACTTAGAACCAGCTCGTCGTATTTTCAAACAATATGTGTTAATGGAAGATGCTATGTTAATTCATAGAATTTCTCGTTCACCAGATAGAAGAATATTTTATATCAACGTTGGTTCAATTCCTCCAAATGAAGTAGAAAATTTCATGCAGAAAACAATTTCTACAATGAAACGTACTCCATTAATGGATAATCAAACAGGTGAATATAACTTAAAATACAACATGCAAAACATGTTAGAAGATTTTTATATTCCTATTAGAGGTAATGATCAAACAACCAAAATTGAAACCACTCCAGGTTTAACTTATGATGGTATTCAAGACGTTACTTATTTAAGAGATAAATTATTTGCTGCTTTAAAAGTACCTAAAGCGTTCATGGGTTATGAAAAAGATTTAACAGGTAAAGCAACATTAGCAGCAGAAGATATTCGTTTTGCTCGTACAATTGACCGTATACAACGTATTACCTTATCTGAATTATATAAGATCGCGTTAGTACATTTATATTCACAAGGTTACACAGGTGAAGAATTAACTAATTTTGAATTAGATTTAACAACTCCATCTATTATATATGATCAAGAGAAAATTGCATTATTAACTCAAAAGGTAGAATTAGCTAAATCAATTATGGAAGCTAAATTATTACCTACAGATTGGATTTACGATAATATATTCCACTTCAGTCAAGATCAATTTGATGAATATAGAGATTTATTAGCAGAAGATCAAAAACGTGCATTCAGATTTAACCAATTATTTGAAGAAGGTAATGACCCTAAAGAAACAGGTAAATCATATGGTACACCACACGATTTAGCTACATTGTATGGTAGAGGTAGATATGATGAAGCTAGTGTACCTGATGGATATAATGAAAAAGCACCATTAGGAAGACCTGAAGAAAAAGCAACGGATAGAAATACACAAGATGATTTCTTAGGTAAAGATAGATTAGGTGCTCAAGGAATGAAAAAAGATGATAATGAATCTGATTCAATCCGTCCACAATATAAAGGTGGTTCGCCACTAGCATTAGAAGCTAAGCAAGTGTATCTTAAGAATAGAACATTAATTGAAAGTCTAGGAAAGAAGGTATCAGTTGAAAGAGATTCAGCAGGAGAATCACTATTAGATGAATCTAATTTAAAGGAGTAAGGAATTTTATATATTTATAACAAAATCTCAAGAATGAATATTAAACACTCAAAGTACAAAAATACGGGAATCCTGTTTGAACTTTTAGTAAGACAAATAACGGCTGATACCTTATCTGGTGTTGATTCTAAAGCCACTAAAATTTTAAAGAAATACTTTGTCAAAACAGAATTAGGAAGAGAATACAAATTGTATGAAACACTTTCTAAGCATAAAAATCTTACTGATGGTAAAGCAGAAGTAGTGATTAATTCTATTATTGAGTCTTCTAAAAACTTAAATAGAGGAGCATTAAAAAGACAAAAATATAATATTATTAAAGAAATATCTAGTCATTATAATTTAGATGAGTTTTTTAAAACAAAATTACCTAATTATAAATCTCAGGCAGCATTATATACACTACTAGAAATATATAACAGCGAGAATTTATCTAATCCCAATCAAATCATTGACAATAAAATTATTATTTTAGAAACATTAACAACTAAACCTGTTAGTAAACAAAAAGTAGAAGATGATTTGATGACTGAATTCCAGTCATACGATAAAGACATCAGAATTCTAACATATAAAGTAATGTTAGAAAAATTTAATGGTAAATATGAATCATTAAATGAAAACCAAAAATCAGTATTAAAAGAATTTATTAATTCAATGGATTCAACTCCTAAATTAAAAGAATTTTATAATAATAAAATAACTGAGATTAAATCTGAGTTAAGTAAGTTAAGTAAAAAGGTTTCGGATAAAGCAATTCAAATTAAATTAACAGAAGTTAACAACATGTTAACACCATTAGGTAAATTATCAAAAATAGATAATGATGATTTAGTTAATTTATTACAATATTACGCACTTTTAGAAGAACTTATTAAGGCAAATGGCCAAGTACAAATATAAATTAAAAGAAGAATCAACTATTTCCTCTAATTCTGGATTTGTTTCTGGAGGTGAAGGAGAGAATCACAATGGTCCTTCTCCAAGAAAATCAACTTACGGCGCTTATAAACAAGCAGGATATAAAAAAGTAGCAGAAGGTCCTGGTGCATCATTAGGTCCTGGTCCGGATGCTGGTCCTGAAGGTGTTAAAGATAATGTATATGTTAAAAAATTTAAATATAAATTAGTTGATCGTCCTGCTCTAAATAAAGCGGCAAAAGGTATTGAAGTAAAATCATTATGGGAAGCTAATACAGATGTAGATTCTTTCTTACAAGATAATGAAACTAATAACCCTGATAATAAAAAATTTATAGCTTCACGTGTTTTAGGATTTGATGAATTAGAAACAAAATTAAATCAATTAATTCCTTTATTACAACAAGCAAAACACAAAACAATGGATTATTACAGACAAAATCCTGGTACATTTAACGTGTTGTATAGTACTGATATAGCAAATGATTATTTGAATGACCTAATAGAATTATTTAAAGACTAATGGCAACATATAATTTCAATATTACAGCAAGCTCAGTTCAACAACCAGCAAACATTGGTGCAGGGGTTTCTACTGTATTTGCAATAGCGAATCCATTAACAACAGATGCTTATTTTACTTTAGAAACAGTACCTAATGCTGATGGAGCTTATACTACATCTACTGTAAAAAACACATCAGGTTCATTTACATTAGGAACAGGTTTAAGAGAATTAATCCAATCAGATTATATAACATCAGTTATAGTAGCTCCAGGTGGCGGAAATTTAACATTTGTACCAGCAGTAGCAATTACAGCAACTAATTTGAATTTAAGAGGAATTGGAGCATAAAAAATACATATTTATAACAAAATGAAAACATTACAACAACAATATTTACTTATTAAAGAAGGCAAAGGTAATAAAGACTACTTCTTAAAACAAGCAAGAAATTTATTCCCTGACTTTATAACTTCAGGTAATGATTATAATTCAGCAACACAAATCTTAAAAGGCAAAGGCATTTTAAGTGAAGGTATTGGAGGTATTGCAACACTTAATCCTAATTCTAAGCCTGATTGGTTTAAAATTTTTGATACTAACTTAAGAGAAGCTGTAGGTGTTAAAAACACTAAAGAATATGGTGATCAAAATGAATTTGAAAAAGTAGATAAAGAAGTTCAAGATGCTTTAGATCATAACTTTGATAATAAAGATGAGAAAAACATCGATAACGTTTACGGTCAATCATTCTTAATGGGATACTACACTGAAATGAAAGATCCTAAAAACGCTGATAAAACCGTTGATGAATTAAAACAAATTGTATTAAAAAACATGGTTAAAGATGTTACCTATTACAATACAAAAGCATCATTTGGTGTTAAAGATATCGGATATACAAAAGACGTAGTTGGTGGTGGAGACCCTGTAGCACCTAAAGGCAAATACAAATCATCAGGATATGGTGATATGCCTAAAGCTAAAGTTGTTAAAGAAGGAATAAACGAATCTATGGATTTTTCAGCTAAAGATCAAAAAGATTGGAGTGAGAAAAAAAGTAAAATGTATGATATTTGGGCTAATAAATCTAATGAATTAATTGACTTAAAAGATGATTTGAAAAAAGCTAAAAGTAGAAATGATAAAGATGAAATAAAAATAATTAATAATAAGATTTCACAAAAGCAAATAGCTATAAAAACTGCAAAAGAAGAATTTCAAAAATTATCTGAATCTTTAAACGAAGCTAAAAAACCAAATATTCATACTCGTATCAAAGATTTGGAAAAACAAAACGAAGTATTAGCATTAGAATCTAAAATTACAGCATTAGAAGAAGCAATTAATGAATTAAATCAGAAAATATCATTATCTGAATCTGATGATTTAGCTGAAATGATGGATCCTAAAAAAATCACTGAACTTAAAAAAGATATTAAAGTACTTGAAAAATATAAAGTAACTTGTGAGAAAAAATTATCAAAATTAGGTGGCAAAAAAGCTGTAGTTGATAATGAAGAAATAAAAGAAAATACATCTTCAGTAGGTAAAAATTATCCTGGGACTTTAACAGCAGAATTTGACGGAGAAGAACAAACATTAGACGGTCAAGATTTACATGATTTTTTAACAACAATAATTACTGTTGCTAATAATGAAGATGATTTCATAAGCAAAGTTGAATTTGGTTTAACAAACACTAACAGTAAATTAGGTGACGAAGATGTAGAAGCTTTAAAAAACTGGTACAACGCTAATAAAGAATAATGAAACAAATATTAATTGAAACAATTCCATTTAATGTATCTCCGGTACAATTAACTGAAGGTTTAAAAGCCCGTTCTGGTAATCCTTTAGTTGAAGGTATTTTAGCTACTGCCGAAGTAAAAAACGGTAATGGCAGATACTATTCTAAAGAATTATGGGAGAGAGAAATTAGTAAATACATGGATGTTGTTAATGAAAATAGAGCAACAGGTGAGTTAGATCACCCTGAATCTACAATTATTAACTTAAAAAACGTATCACATATCATCAGAGAAATCAGATGGGAAGGTGATAAAGTAATTGGTAAAATAGAAATATTACCAACAACTTCAGGTAACATATTAAAAGCTCTTATTGAAAACGGAGTTACAGTAGGTGTGTCATCTCGTGGAATGGGTAGTTTAAAAGAAATGAATGAAGGTACTTTAGAAGTACAAGATGATTTTGAATTACTATGCTGGGATTTCGTTTCAACCCCATCAAACCCAGGTTCATATATGCAATTAGTAAGAGAAGGTAAGGAAAATAACGTAATAAACCCGTATATTAAGGTGAATTCATTATTAACTGAAATCTTATGCGCTAACGGTTCTTGTCCTATATTTTAAACAATAAAACTATGAATACAATTAACTCTTGGAAAGCAAAAACCAAACAAAAAGACAAATTTGAAATTACAATTCGTATCTCAATGCTTACTTTATTTGAAATAAGTATTGATTTATCTAAAAAATCATATAGCTTTATGCTATTAAATTTCGGTGTAAAATTTTAAAATAAAACGCACTGTTTTTATCTTGAACCCTCCCTTAAAAAAGGAGGGTTTCTTTTTCGATTTTGAAAAAGGTACATATATGTATCGAGGAATATACGGTTTATTTTATACCGTATCAATTTTAAATATTCTATTACGCTTCGATTTTATCTACAATAAGCGTATTTCCAACAAAACAATTTGAGGACAAAAAAACAATGACAAACAGAGATTTGCTAAAAGAAGCAATCGCAGATGCCAAAGTAGTTAAAGAAACTGCTATCGCAAACGCAAAATTAGCTCTTGAAGAAACTTTCAACCCATTCCTAAAAGAAAGATTAGCAGCAGTGCTAGCTGAAATGGACGAAGTGGAAGAAGGTGAAGAAGAGTTAAAAGAAGAAACACATGCAGAACCAGATGAAGACAACATGGGTGGTCCTAGTGACAACGATGCTGACAACATGGACGAAAACATGGACTTAGAAGAACTTTTAAGAGAATTAGATGAAATGGATTCATTAAATGAAGCAGAAGATCTATTAAACGATCCTGAAACAACTCCAACAGCGCATGGTAACATAGCTGAAGAAGAAGAAGTTGAAGGTGAAGATAATGATGCTGATGGTGTTCCTGACGAAATGGACGCTGACATTAACATTGAAGACATGAGTACTGAAGATCTAGAAAGCTTTATTAAAGAAGTGATCGCAGACATGGTTTCATCAGGTGAATTAGAAGCTGGTGAAGGTGAAGAAGAAGGTGAAGAAGAAATGGGTGAAGAAGGTGAAGAAGAAGGTGAAGAAAGTGAAGAAGATATCGATATCGAAGATATGGTAGCTGAAATTAAAAAATCAAAAGCCAAAAAAGAAGATAAAGATGACGACGAAAAAGAAAAGATGAAAAAAGAACTTAAAGAGGCTTATGACGCTTTAAAACTTGTTAAATCTGAATTAAACGAAGTTAACTTATTCAACGCTAAATTACTTTACACAAACAAAATCTTCAGAAACAAAAACTTATCTGAATCACAAAAGGTAAAAGTATTAGCAGCCTTTGATAAAGCTGTTAGTGTAAAAGAAGCTAAATTAGTATATGAAACATTAAGTGAAGGTTTAAAACCAACAAAAACCTCAGTTAACGAATCATTATTAGTAGGTGCTGCATCTAAAGTATCAGGTATTGCTCCAAAGAAACCAATTCTTGAAGTAAATGATCAGGTAAATAGATGGCAGTTATTAGCTGGTATCAAAAAACAACTATAACAAAAACAAAAACAACAACAATTAATTAAAAATGTCAAACGTACATCAATTATTAGAAAGCGCAGCAGGATCTTGGAAAACACTTCAAAGTGATGCGGCTAAATTAGCTTCTAAATGGACTAAAACAGGTCTATTAGAAGGCTTAACTACTGTGGACAGTAATAACATGTCCCTTTTATTAGAAAACCAAGCTAAGCAATTAGTAACTGAACAAAACACTATTAGTTCAAATTCATCATTTGTTTCTAACGGAAACGGTGAAAACTGGGCTGGTATTGCATTACCATTGGTAAGAAAAGTATTCGGTACTATTGTAGCTAAAGAATTCGTTTCTGTTCAACCAATGAACATGCCATCAGGTCTAGTATTCTTCTTAGATTTCCAATACGGAAACAGTAAGACTCCATTCACTACTGGTGATTCTTTATACGGTAACAGAAATACTGCTTCTCAGTTCCCATTCTCTACTCCAGCTGCACAAGGTGGTTTATATGGTACTGGTAGATTCACTTACTCAACTAACCAATTCTCAGCATCAGCTCCTATCACAGGTGCTTTAGCAGGTGGTACTTTACCAACTGTTGCTTCAGGAACAGGTACTGTAGTTACAGCTTCATGGGGTGAATTAAACTTTGATTCTACTTACTCAGCATCAGCAGTTGCTAATGGTATCTATAAAGTAACATTAACAACAGCTTCAATCTTAACAGCATTTGATCAAGATGCAGTTCGTGGTTTTATTCCATCAGCATCAGGTGACGCAGGAACTTTTGCAGTAGCAAATTTATTACCTCAGTTCACAACTTACAACTACACAGCTGGAACTATTAGTTTCTTCTATACAGCTTCTGCTACTTTAGCTGCTGGTTTGATTTCAGGTTCAATGACCTACTTCTACCAAAAGAATGGTAACGTAGATGGTATCCCAACCTACTCAGGTGGAAATAACTACAGTGGTTCTGGTCGTGGTGATTTCGAAGCTTCTGGTTCGTTCTCAACTCCAAACGCTGCAGGTTCTCAAATCTCTATCCCTGAGATCAACGTTAGAATGCAATCTCAAGCCATCACAGCTAAAACTAAAAAGTTAAAAGCAGTATGGACTCCTGAATTTGCACAAGATTTAGCTGCATACCAAAACATCGATGCTGAAGCAGAATTAACTAACATCATGAGCGAATACATTTCAATGGAAATTGACTTGGAAATCTTAGACATGTTAATCGAAGACGCAGCAGCAGGTACTGAGTACTGGTCAGCTGTTTCTAACCAAACCATCTCAACTCAAGGTGCTATAGGAACTTCAGGTTACTACAACACTCAAGGTCAATGGTTCCAAACTTTAGGTACTAAAATCCAAAAGTTAAGTAACAAAATCCACCAATTAACTTTACGTGGAGGTGCTAATTTCATCGTAACTTCTCCAACAGTAGCTACTATCTTAGAATCAATCCCAGGATTTGCTTCTACAAGCAATGGTGAAGCTGATCAAATGGAATACGCTTTCGGTGTACAAAAGATTGGTACTGTAAACGGTCGTTACAAGGTTTACAAAAACCCTTACATGACTGAGAATTTGATGTTAATGGGTTACAGAGGTAGCCAGTTCCTAGAAACAGGTGCTGTATTCGCTCCGTACATTCCGTTGATCATGACTCCATTAGTGTACGATCCAGAAACTTTCACACCAAGAAAAGGTCTATTAACTCGTTACGCTAAGAAAATGTTAAGACCTGAATTCTACGCGAAAATCTATGTTAGTGGTTTAAACACTATCTAATATTAGATAACACTTTATAACTAAAGTTAAAGAACCCCACTGAAAAGTGGGGTTTTTTTGTCAAATTTGGATAAGTAATATTAAGTTAGTATATTTAAGTAGGCCTATATGATATGTATAATTAAATAAAATAGTTTTTAAAATGAAAGAAACCCCATCCCAATTAAAGGTTCCAAGTTATGTATTAAACTTCCCCTTTTCTTTAAGCACTGAAAATCCAAACAATATTTGGATGGAAGAGTTATCACCTGAAGATTTAAAAATCAACCGTCCAAAAGCATACAAACAATTTATGGATTTGTATAACTTTATTGCTGGTGGATCTTTAGTGTATTTATTACCTTCGTATGGTGATTATCAAGATCAAGTTTATGTCGCTAACGTTGGAATTCATTTACCCCACATTAAAGACGCTAATATCGTGGTATTATCCAACTTTACTTCGGAGCCTAGACAAGGTGAAGAAATGTCTGCTAATCCATTATTTCAATTAATGAATTATACTACTCACTTGTGTCCATTTAAATGGGAAGGTGAAGCAGATTTAAAATATATTGGAGGAAATAATTACATAGGTGGTTACGGCCAACGTTCAACATTAGAAGCATACCATTGGATGGAACAAATGTTTAATATGAACATTATTAAAGTAGAAATGGTTGAACCTTATTTATATCATTTAGATTGCTCAGTATTTCCATTAACTAACGAAAAAACATTAATTTGTACTGAATTATTTACACCTGAGGAATTAGAAGAAATAGGTAAATATACAGAAATTATTGATATTAATGTTGATGATGCTTTTGGCGGATTAACAAACTCAGTAAGAATAGGAAATATGGTTTTATGTGCTTCTAACATTTCAGAACTAAAACGTACTGATCCTTTATATGAATTAGAAAAACACAAGATAGATACATTAGAAAGAATATGTGCTAACGAAGGTTTAGAACCAGTTATATTCAATTTATCAGAATATATGAAATCAGGTGCAATGTTATCATGTTGCGTGATGCATTTAAATTATGTTGATTACGATAAATCATTAATCTAATGGCTAAGACGTTAAAAGACTGGATTAAAACAGATGTAAAAAAGGCTGAAAAAATGTCTATTGAACAATTGTCTAATCAATTTTTCTTTAGAGATCCGCTTAGAACAATGTATATTGATAATGAGCATTTTTATTCACCTGCTGATGGAACTATTTTATATCAAAAAATAATTAAAGATCCTACTGAACCAATTGTGGAAATTAAAGGTATAAATTATACCTTACAAGACGCAATGGGTGATAAAGAATATAATAAACCATCTTTAGTTGTTGGTATATTTATGTCATTTTATGACGTTCACATCAATCGTATACCTTATGGAGGTTATTTATCATATAAACCTATAGACGCGATAGAATCAACAAACAAACCAATGTTAGCGACCGAAAAAGATATCTTTAACGGTAAAATTAATCCCGCTAACTTAGAATATTTAAAATACAATGAAAGAATGTGGAATAAAATTTATTCCCCTTCAATAGATTATACTTATTACCTTATACAAATAGCTGACGAAGACGTAAATGTTATTGTTCCATTCACAACAGATCAAAATGATTTGTTTGCTCAAAATGAAAGATTCTCTTTAATAAGATGGGGTTCTCAAGTAGATCTTATTTTACCATTAGATGAACGATTCGATTTTGAATTATGTTTGGAAGATCACATGCATGTTGAAGCTGGACTTGATAAACTTATTAAACTTGTAACAAAATGACCCAACCAAAACACGACGACGAAGTTTTTAAAAACAAAACTAAACCAAAAGGACCAATCAAATTTAAAATTGACTTAAATTCAGAACAAAAAGAAGCTAAGCAAATAATATTAGATAATCCAGTAACACTTATTAAAGGTATGGCAGGTAGTGGTAAAACATTATTAGCATGTCAAATAGCCTTAGATATGGTGTTTAAAAAAGAAATGGATAAGATTATTATTACTCGTCCTACAGTATCTAAAGAAGAAATTGGTTTCTTACCAGGTGACTTAAAAGAAAAAATGGATCCTTGGTTAGCACCTATTTATTCTAATTTATATCTTTTATATGATAAAGAAAAAATTGATAAATTGGTAGCAGATGGTCAAATTGAAATTGTACCATTTGCATTTATGAGAGGTAGAACATTTCCAAAATCATTTGTTATTGTAGACGAATGTCAAAATATAACTCACTCACAAACTGAAATGATGTTAGGTCGTTTAGGTAAAGGTGGTAAAATTGTATTCTGTGGAGATATATCTCAGGTAGATTTAAAAAGTAAAAGAGATTCTGGTATTGGGTTTTTTGATATACTTGATGCTAGAGTTAAAGGTGTTAGAATAATTTCATTAAAGAAAAATCACCGTCACGAGATCGTAGAAGAAATTCTTAAGATTTACGAAGAAGTTAGAGACTAAATATTTAGAATAATATGTGTTAAAGCCATTCATTAGAGTGGCTTTTTCTTTTCTATTTTAATATTTATAACTAAAAGACAATGGCGATTTTTACTTTAAAAATAATTGAACAATTAACTCTTAATGGAGATGATGTTGGATCATCTATAACTCAAACAATTAATAATATTAATTATGTTGATAATAGAATTTTGAGTGTCCCTACAGGATCTATAACAACTATATTTTCAATGGATAGTGTTCCTGGAGCTGGTACATTTGTAACTAGTAGTTTTCAATATGGTAGAATTACTAACAATTCAACTATTGTACCTATTAAATTAATTGTATCTTCTTCAACAGAAGCAATGAGTTATTTAATAGCAACAGGAAGTTCATTCTTACTTTCTACAAGTAAAATAACAGGCAGTACATCAGGAATGCTATTTGATGATATCAAATCAGTAAAAGTAGAACCTTCAGGTAGTGCAGCTAGTATAGAATATTACATTTTAACAAACTAATTAAATTATGGCAAACATTCCTATTTGGCCCGGTTCGAGTTCATTCTCTTCAGTATATAATACATTCTATTATAGTGGATCATTACCGTCACCAACTCCATTCGGATTTTATGATAATGATGCTCAATTTCAAATAGATGCTAATAAAGTAGCTAATTTTTGCGCTTTACGTTTAGGATATCCTATTGAAAATATTGAATTACAAGATATTAACTTTTGGGCTGGATTTGAAGAAGCAACAACAGTTTACGGTAATGAATTATATGCTTTCCAGACAAGAGATAATTACTTAACACTAGAAGGAGCATCAACTAATACAAATGTAAATAATACATTATTAACTCCTTCATTTGAAACCATTGTTAGATTATCTCAACAATATGGTGAAGAAGCAGGTGTTGGTGGTAATGTAACTTATTATAAAGGACGTTTACCTTTAACAGCAGGTCAACAAAGATATGATTTAAAACAATGGGCAATAGATGAAGGTATTACTGGTGGAATTGAGATTAAAAGAGTATTTTATCAACCACCTCCAGCAATTAATCAATTATATTCTCCAATGTTAGGCACAGGACCAGGTGGTTTAGGAGGTGTTCCTGCTGCTGGTGTTTATGGTTTAGGATATGGTTATACAAACTATATGATGATGCCTACTAGTTTTACTATGCAAAACATAAATGCTATTGAAATGCAAAATACAGTAACATTATCTAATTATACATTTGAATTAGTGAATAATATTATAAGTGTATTCCCTATTCCTGGAACAGGTTTGGTTGATGGATTCGGTGGAGAGTATGATGGGTTTGTAGGACATTATTTAATATTTGATTTCATTAAAATGGAAGATAGAATTAATTCTGCATTTGCTAATGGTGATAATTTAATTACAAATACATCAAATGTACCTTATGTTAACCCAGTTTATTCACAAATAAACTCAATAGGTAGAAGTTGGATTTTTGAATATACATTAGCTATTTGTAAAGAAATGCTAGGATATGTTAGAGGAAAATATTCAACAATTCCAATTCCAGGTGGAGATGTAACTTTAAATCAACAAGATTTATTAGCATCAGCTCAAACAGCGAAAGAAGCATTAATAACAAGATTAAGAGATTATTTTGATCAAACATCAAGACAAGCATTATTAGAAAGAAGAGCAGCAGAATCAGTAGCAAGAGTACAAGAAATTAATCAAGTACCAATGACAATTTTTATAGGATAATATGGCACTATACGGCGAAGCAAGAGATATAAGTTTATTTAGAAGAATTAACCGTGAGTTAATGGGGAATATTGTCTCTCAAGAGGTAATATACTATAAATACAACATTACAACTACTAAGACAAACATGTATGGTGAATCAGTTGAAGGAAGAAATTTCGCTGATCCTGTAATATTATTTTCTCGTATAGAAGTAGGTCCACAAGAAGCACCAGTAAGTGAATTAGGTGTTGATTTTAATTGGACTATGACCTTCTTCTTCTTACGTGATGACTTATTAGGTAAAAACCCTGATTTTAATACAGGTAGTTTATATGGTGCTGATTTACATCCTGAAGTAGGTGATGTAATAGCATATCAAAATGGATATTGGGAAGTAGATAACACAAATGCTACTCAATTCTTTATGGGTAAAGACCCTCAATACCCTTATTACGATGGATATGGACAAAACCCATTAAATCCAGGATTAGAAAATTTCGGGTACAATGTTGAAGTTAGATGTGATTGTCATTACGTACCAAGTGACAGATTAAATATTATTAAATCAAGAATGTAATGGCTAAAACTAGAAAACCAATACCACCAACCCAAAGAGAACTTAGTGTTCAACAACATAAATCTTTTGATAAAGAAGTAGGGAATCCTAATTATGCTGTTGAAAATGGAAAAACTAACAGATCATTAAATTTATCTTTTAAAGGTGATAATACAAAACCGTTTTCAATAGGCATTAAAGATATTGATGAATCAATATTTTATTACTTTCAAAATGTTATTAAACCAACAGTAATACAAAATGGACAACGTTTACCTGTTCCAGTAATATATGCATCTCCTGAAAAGATGAAATCATATCAAAAAGATGGATACTACAGAGATCAATTAGGTAAAATACAAGCACCATTAATAGCTTTTAAACGTGAATCTATTGATAAAAATAGAACAATTGCTAATAAGTTAGATGCTAATAATCCTAACAATTTTGGAGTGTTTACTAAAAAATATAATCCAAAAAATGCATACGATAATTTCCATGTATTAAATAATAGAATTCCTGTTAAAACACATTATGCAGTAGTAATGCCTGATTATTTAACAGTAACTTATTCATGTACTGTATTTACTTATTATGTAGAACAGTTAAATAAAATTGTTGAAGCTATTGAATATGCATCAGATGCGTATTGGGGAAATCCTCAATTATTTCAATTTAGAACAATGATTGATTCATTTGGTTTCCAAACTGAATTGAGCGCTAATGATGAACGAATGGTAAGAAGTACATTTACTATAAAAATAAATGGCTACATTATTCCAGATGTATTACAAAGAGATCTTAACACTATTGTAAAATATAACGATAAAGCAAAAATTATATTCTCTGTAGAAGCAACTAACAATACAGGTATATTTGAAGGTGCTATTGAAGGTAATAGAATTATAACAACAGATCCTGTTCGTCTTAAAGATCGTGCAACATTTGTTAATGGTAACGAAGGTGGAGATGTAATTGGAGACATAAGCAGTACTGAAGCTGAAAACAGATCAACTGCAATTGGATAATTCTAATATTTATATCAAATGGCAAAAATTAGATTTTTAGATCAGGTACCTATTGGTGTTTTTGAAACACCTACTAGCACTACTAATGGAGCATTTAGTGGTTCATTTACAGGTTCATTGTTTGGAACAGCAAGCTGGTCTATTTACTCGTTAACCGCTTCTTATGTATCAGGAAGTGTAGCTAATGCTGTAAGTGCATCATATGCTCTAACAGCTTCATATGCTTTAAACGGTGGTAGTGGTGGATCTAATATATCTGGTGCACAATACTTTGTTCCTTTATTTAATAGTACTAGCTCATTAGTTACTAGTTCAATATACCAATCAGGATCTTATACATCTATAAGAAATTCAACAGGACCTGAAGACCCAACTAACCCTGACATACTTTATGTTAGTGGTGATGGGGTTGATACTTACAATTTAATATCTGCTCATGGTAATTTAGATAGTTACGTACAAGTAAATGTACAAAACTACAATACAGGCTCAGGAGCATCTTCAGATATAGTAGCAACAGCAGATGATGGAGATGAAACTACGGGTTATATTGATATGGGTATTAACTCATCTTTATACACAGCAAGTAATTTTGTAGGATCTGCTAAAGATGCTTATATATATTCAACAGGCAATGATTTATACATTGGAAACGCTACTCCAAATAAAGAAGTTATATTATTTAATGGTGGTCTAGATGCTATTAATAACGCTAGAATTCACATTCATGACCAAGGTACTATAGGTATTAATACTAATCAATACGATATATTAAATCCACCTTCATTACAGATTCAAGCACCTAATACAACTACAACTAACTTAGTTCAGATAACAGGTGAAACTGATAACTTTATTCAAGTAGCTATATCTAATACTAATGGTGGTGGAAACGCATCAGCCGATTTAGCTTTATATAATGACTTAGACCCTAATCAATTAGATGGTTATATTGACGTAGGTATTAACTCAGTTAATTACATACCTAATGATACTTATCCTGGAGGACCGGGTGATGCTTATATTTTTACAAGTGCAAATCACTTTCATATAGGTACAATAAACAATGAACCAATTGAATTATTCATAAGTGGTGCAGGTGATAATACACTAGGAAGATTATACTTAAGCCCAGACAACAATCACTGGATGTCAGGTTCATTTACTGTAACTCAAGGTGTAACAAGTTCATTATTAGGAACAGCAAGTTGGGCAGAACAATCAATAAGTTCTTCTTATGCTTTAACAGCATCTTATAGTTTAAATGCAATTACAAGTTCTTATGCACTTAATGCTTTATCATCATCATATTCTGATACAGCTTCTTATGCTTTTAATTCTATAAGTTCATCATACGCATCAACGGCATCATATGTTTTAAATGCTGTAAGTTCATCATATTCTGATACATCATCATATTCATTTAATTCTGTTAGTTCTTCATATGCTACAACAGCTTCATATGTTTTAAATGCTGTTAGCGCTTCATTTGCTTCTACAGCATCATACTTAAATACATTAAATCAAGATTTAACATTCAATGGTAATCTAATATTAAATGGTACTGCTAGTATTACATACCTTAACACAGTATTTGAAACAGCGTCTGTTATTTACTCTTCAGGATCAAATCAATTTGGTGATGCTGTAAATGATACTCAAATATTAATAGGTAGAACAATAGTAAGTGGAAGTTTTGAAGTAACAGGTAGTACTAATATTCCTTCATTAACAGGTTCATTATTAGGAACAGCTTCTTATGCTGACACGACTTTAAGTGCATCTTATACTAATAATGCTACAAGTGCTAGTTATTCATTAACAGCATCATACTTTTCAGGTTCTACTCTTAATGCTACAAGTGCGTCTTATGCCTCAACTGCATCGTATGTTTTAAATGCTATAAGTAGCTCATTTGCAGCTACAGCATCCTATTTCTCAGGATCAATTTCATCCGCTGTAAGTGCATCTTATGCATCAACAGCTTCATATGTCACTTTAGCTCAAACAGCATCTTATGTTTTACAAGCAGTGAGTTCATCATTTGCTTCTACTGCTTCAATAGCTACAAGTTCATCATATGCTTTAACAGCCTCATATGTTGCTAATGCTTCATCATTCCCTTATACAGGAAGTGCTGTAATAACTGGTAGTTTAATAGTAACAGGAACAATTGCTTTAGGTGACCCTACAGCCCCTGCTGTTTATACAAGTATTAAAACAACTGTAAATTCTGGTTCAACAGTAATTTATAATGTATTAACTTCTTCTTATGATAGTGCATTTTTCGATTATTCATTAAAAGGATCTAGTGGTGCAAGAGCAGGTAATATTATGGCAATATGGAGTGGAAGTAGTGTAAGTTACACTGACAATTCAACTGCAGATATGGGTAATACTACAGATTTTGTTTTTGGAATAATATTATCAGGAAGCAACATGGTGTTAACAGGTTCAACAAGTACAAACGGATGGACTTTAAAAACAGCAATAAGAACAATTTAGTTCTAACATATTTATAACAAACCAAATCTTGGAAAGTGAAAAGATTTAACTAATGGCAAACGAATTTATAATAAGAAAAGGGTTTATAGCTTTAACAGGCTCAACCATAACCGGTAGTTTAAATGTAACTGCTGGTATAACAGGCTCATTACTTGGGACAGCATCGTATGCTACAAACGCCTTATCGGCATCATATTTCTCAGGTTCAGTTTCTAATGCTGTAAGTGCATCTTATGCGGCAACTGCTTCAATAGCTACAAGTGCATCTTATGCTCTTAATGGAGGTGTTACTCAATTATTAGCAGGTCCAAACGTAACATTATCACCAACAAATGGATTAGGACAAGTTACAATTACTGCTGCTTTAAGCGGAAGTACAAGTTTTAATACTGCAACTGGTTCTTATGGTAGTTTTTACGATACAACTACTCAAACAAATCCTGTAGCTAATGTTCCTCGTTCAATGTCTTTTAATACAACAGACATTACAAACGGGGTATCAATATCTGGATCAACATCTCCGTATGACACATATATCAAGATAGAAAATCCCGGTGTATACGATATACAGTTCTCTGCTCAATTAGACAAAATTGATGCAGGAAAAGATGAGATAATAATATGGCTTAGAAAAAATGGTATAGATTTAACTGATACTGCTACTAGCGTATCATTGACTAATAATAATGATAAGGTTGTCGCTGCTTGGAACTGGTTTGTAAACTCAGCAGCTAACGACTATTATCAATTAATATGGTACTCAGCAGATACTAATATAAGATTATTAGCTGAACCAGCCGGTGGAGGACACCCAGGAATTCCTTCTGTAATATTAACTGCAAATAGAGTAGATCAATTTTTATCAAATACAGGTTCATTTTCCGGTTCATTTAATGGTAATTTTACAGGTTCATTATTAGGTACTGCTTCTTATGCTACAAATGCTTTAAGTAGCTCTTATTCTACAACATCTTCACTACCTTTATTAGGTATTGTAACAGCATCAGCAGTAAATACAACAATTACATTTACAAAAGGAAATGGAACAACATTCGATGTAACAATAGCTCAATCTGGTTCAGTAGCAACAGCATCATATGCTTTATTTGCTCAAAATGCCGAATCATCTTCATATGCAGCTACAGCATCATATTTTACAGGAGCAGTAACAAGTGCATCTTATGCTCAAACAGCCTCATACTTAAATACATTAAATCAAAACTTAACGTTTAATGGTAATTTAACATTGAACGGAACAGCAAGCATAACTTATTTAAATACAATATACGAGACAGCTTCTGTAATATACTCTTCTGGTTCTAACCAATTCGGAGATACTACAAGTGATATACAAACATTAATAGGTACAGTGATTGTATCTGGTTCTCAACAAATAACAGGTTCATTAGATGTATCTGAAGGTATAACTGGTTCATTATTAGGAACAGCTTCATACGCTGTAACAGCAATAAACTCATCATATCCTGTTTATGTAACTGGTAATAGTATAGTTGCAAATTTACAAAGTAACCCTTCAATAAACACAGTAGGTAGTGTGTATATCGGAAGTAGTGCGGGAAATAATTCAGATGCAGCATCCGATAGTATGATTTGTATAGGTAATCGTGCTGGTTCAAATTCTGCTGGTATTAATACTATTATGATAGGAAACAATGCAGGAAACGATACTGTATCAGCCGATTATTCAATATTTATTGGAGCAGGAACTGGACAAGATCAGAGTGGTATTGTATCATACATTACTGCTTTAGGATATAATGCAGGAGCTAATATCAATGATACATCAGCGGAATCAGTATTTATAGGAAGTTTTGCAGGTGATAATAGTACTGTTACTTACTCAAATTTTATAGGATACAATGCGGGTGCGCTTTCAACATCATCCTTTTCAAATTTTATAGGAGAGGGTGCAGGAGCTTATTCACTAAGTACTGATACTTCTAATTTTATAGGTGGGGGTGCTGGATCATATAGTATAGTTTCATCAAATTCTACCTTTATAGGAACTTCTGCAGGAGGATACTCAACAAATACTGAATTCTCTAATTTCATAGGATATAACGCAGGATATGAAAGTACATTATCTGTTAATTCAAATTTTATAGGTAATAGTGCAGGACTTCAAAGTACAGGATCATCTCATTCTAATTTCATAGGACCAGGAACCGGAGTAGGTTCTGTAAATACAACATATTCCACTATTATAGGACCTAACACAGCACAATACACAACAGATATTGATAACACTTTTATTATTGGTAATAGTGCTGGTTATGCTGCCACCGGAATTCAATTCTCAAACTTTATAGGAGACTCAGCAGGAGCTTATTCATCAGGTTCAATACAATCTAACTTTATAGGAACATCTGCCGGTCAATATTCAACCGCATCATTCTCAAACTTTATAGGATTCAATGCTGGTGGATACACTAATAGTTCACACTCATTACATATAGGATATAACGCAGGTTTATATAACTTAAACAATAATAATGTTATAATAGGTACTAATGTAACTTTACCATCAGGAGTAGATAGTGGATTAAATATAGGAGGTATTTTATTTGGTAGAGGATTATTCTTTGATGATGTAACTGCGGAAGCATTCTCAGGAAGTTTAGGAAACGGTAAAATTGGTATAAATGTAGTAGATCCACAACACACATTAGACGTATCAGGTTCAGGTAATTTTACTGATGGATTAACAGTAACAGGTTCATTAATAGCTGATAATATTACAGGTAGTTTATTAGGTACTGCTTCTTATGCTTTAACAGCTTCATATTTAGATGGTTTAGTAACAAGTGCGTCTTATGCGGCGACTGCTTCGTATGTAGTTAATGCTCTAACAGCCTCGTATATAGTAACGGCTCAAACAGCATCTTACGTACTAAACGCTGTTAGTGCATCTTATGTTCAAACAGCACAAACTGCTTCTTATGTTTTATTAGCACAAACTGCTTCTTATGTCACTTTAGCTCAAACAGCATCTTATGTTTTACAAGCAGTAAGTGCTAGTTATGCTACTAGAGCATTAAGTAGTTCATATGCTGGAACAGCATCAGTATTATTGGGTAGTGTAACTAGTGCATCATATGCTGCTACTTCATCAATAGCAACAACAGCATCATTCTCATTAAATACATTTACTAATTTAAAAACATCTAGATTTGAAATGGGTGTTTCTAGTACTACAACTATTACAACAGGTGCTAAAGGAAGAAAAACAATAGGATACAATGGTACTATTGTTGGTTGGAGATTAGTAACAGATCAAAGTACTACAATGACTTTAGATGTTTGGAAAGCTAATAATGCAATTCCTACAGTAACTGATAGTATAACAGGAACTGCTCCAATATCAATAACAGCAGCACAATTAGGTAATTCAACAACATTAACAGGATGGACTACATCTGTAGCAGCTGGCGATGTATTTATAGTAAACGTAGATTCAAATAATAATGCTACTTATTTTTCATTAGAATTAGATATAGTATTAACCAACTCGTAATAAAATAGTTTTATGGCAACAAGAAAAAAAACAATAACCGTACCTGTAAATTTTGGTAACGTAGCAGATTTAGTAAATAATACGCTTACCACAATAGGCACACCAACAATTTATATTCCTGAAAATAGTGTATCTAATCCTGTTACATTTACTTCGGTATGCTTTTTTACAGCAGCACAAGATACATCAACAGTAACTGGTGCTACTATAACAACATATACAAACACGTTAACATTAGCTGCAGCACCCGCAAGTACAGTTACAATATCCGCAGGTACTTTACCTAACTCAGGTGAAAATTGGGGTGGATTATTTGGCCCAGTAGATTACACAACATATTTTAATACAAACTATGGTACTGGTACTTCTAAAGCATTAACTGTACAAGTATTAAGTAACATTACAACTGGTACTGGTGTAACAACAAGAGGTGTTTATGGTTATTTGGAAATAACTTACACTTATGATGATTCAGCATTAACAAGAATAAAAACTATTTGCATTCCTTATGAATCACAAATTTCAACATTAACAACTACAGCAAATACTACTTTTGCAACAATGCCTCAATTAACAGGAGTAGGGGGTTGGTTAGATGGATATGCTGGTGTTACTATTAGGAATAGATGGATAGAAATAAAAGGTAATTGTAATAACAACAATACAGCAACTGACTCTAACTTAACAACAAACTTTGATAGTAGTGGTTCTCCAGTTACATTACCTGTTAGAGAATCAGCTCTAGCATCAGATACATACCAGATGTATCAAGTAGATGCATCTGCTTTAACAACCACAGCAACCCACAACTTCCAATTATGGAATTCATTAGCATCAAGATGGGCTAATATTATAGTAAACGAATGGATAACATTTGAATACACAGTAGCAGGATCAGCAAGACCTCTTAATTATATAGAAATACCTATTGAATTTGATTCTCCCGTTCCTGGTACGACATCAGCAGTAGCATTAAGATTAGCTCGTCAATTATTAATTCCTGAACCAGGTACTCTTACAATGAGAAAATGTTCTGTAGAAATAAATTATAATACAGTAGCTTCTGCTACAGTAGCTATTAAAGCAGGAGCACAAGCATCTTATAGATTATATGCTCAAGCTTCAAACGTTGTAGCAGGAATGTTTTCATTCCAACATGGTTTAGATGCATCATCAGCTTTAGGAGCAGCATTTACTTTAGCTAAGGGTGAAAATGATATAGTGATAGATTTATACAGAAGTGTGGGTTCAGCATACAATGTTACTGGAGTATTAAAAATGTTATATGAATCTGATGTAGACGCAGGAGGTATAGATAATCATAGTGATGTAAGAAGAGGATTTATGAGACAAATGTCTTTTACAGCAACTGGTGATGTAAGTGTAACAGATTCTTTTGTAATACCTGATGCTAATTATTGGTTACAAGGTCTAGCTTTACAAAATTATTTCTGGATGCAATCATCTGTTAGTCCATTGACTCAACAAACAGCCATATTACCTGGTGAGAGTGATGGAGCTGGTTGGAGAGAATTATTCGTGGATAGTTACATTGGTGATAACGAATTGGCATATGGTAGATGGACTGTTAGAGCAAGACCTGAATTTAAAATATATCCTCAAAGTCCTGATGTAGAAAGATTGGACGTAGAAACTGCACGTTCATATAGAACAACATCATTCACAACATTTAGATTTGGAACAACATGGGTTAATTCTTATATGAATATAACAAGTACCTTATCAGGAACTATATCTAATAGTAATGGAGGTTTAATTTCAATTTCTTTATTTAGAGCGGATACAGATCAATTGATGGCAACAACTACAAGAACAGGTGATGGAACTTATTCGTTTGTTATATACATTGATAATATTGATTATTATGTAACAGCATATGAAGACAACACTTATAAAGGATTATCAAAAACAGATTTAGTTAATACTAATTTTGATATTAGTATGACTGGTGGGGGTGGTGGGGGAGAATTTTTCTTCTAATATTTATAATAAAATATGATAAAGTCTGTAAATCCCGTATCAGTAAATGTATTAGATCCTACCCAATTAAATTATATTAACATTAATATTGTTTTAGACATCAGAGGAGGTGAATACATTTCTGAGGCTAGACACTTTTATGAGGTTAGTGGTAGTCAAACTACAGTTCATATTGGAGTAGAAAAATACTCTCATGAACAAATAAATTATATTTATGATGCTTTAAAACCGGTTTTAGAATCATTACCTTTTACAGAACAACTTCAAACAGGTGTTGAATTAACATCATTAGATTACTATAATACTCATGATTATTATGGAGTTCCCGCTAACACAAATGGTTGGGAAATAGCAATACCTGTTACAGGTTCAAATATATAAAATGTTATAACATATGCCACCGTTTAATACAGTACCAGGATTAGTTCCTTTAAAAATATATAGTGGAAGTACATTACTTACCACTAATGTCAACCTTATCAATTTTACAGGTTCAGGAGTTACAACTACTGTTAATGCATTTAATGGTTTAACAGTTACTATTGGTGGTGGAGGAACTACTGTAGATACAGGTTCATTATTAAAAACAGCATCATTTTCAAATCCAAATTTAACATTTACAAAAGGTGATGGAAGTACATTTGATGTAGATTTAATTACTTTAGTACCTACAAGTGCATCATATGCTTTAACATCTTCTTTTGCTATAAGTGCATCATATGCACCAGTAACACCTCCATTTCCTTATACAGGTTCAGCTCAAATTACAGGAAGTTTAGGAGTAACGGGTTCTGTTTCAATGTCTTTTTCTACTGGTGAAAAAGTTTATATAGCGGGTGCTGTAGGATCAGCGGAAACATTATTAGAAATAAGAAGACTAAATAGTAATTCGGGTGGTTTTATTTTTAGAAGTAACAGTAGTTTATCTCAACAATTAGAAACCACTAATGGTATTTTTAATATTAATACTGTCGATAATTCAGATATTCAACTATGGCCAGGTACTGGTAGTGTTAATATTAACACGACAGTTTTGAATATGAATGCTATTAACTCAGGTGTTCAGTTTAAAATAGGTACTCAAGCAGCTTCTTTATTAAATAGATGGATAAACGTAGGTACATCAACAGATTCGAGTTATAGTATAATCCAAGCAGCACAAAACGGAGCTACTCCAGCAGCAAATAACATAAGATTAAATCCTTTTGGTGGATATGTTGGTATAGGAAGTGCAACAACAGGAAGTAATTTAATAGTATTTAATGGACTAATTTCCGCTTCATATAGTTCAAGTAACTTATCAGTTGGTGGAACTCCAGGATGGACTACACCATTAAGAAACACAGCTATAGGTGTATCGACTCAAGGTTCAGTAACAACACAAACAGATAATACATCTGTTGGTTATTTAACTTTACTAGGTGGTACTTATAACACAGCCGTAGGATCATATGCTGCTCAATTAAATACAGGTGATGGTAACGTTGCTTTAGGCTATTATGCATTAGGTAATCAAACTTCAAACATAAGTTATAATATAGCTATTGGTTGGCAATCAATGTTCAACGCCTCGGGTTCAGGAACTTTACATAATATCTCTCTTGGTTATCAATCTATGTATAGTGCTCGAGGAACCTATAACATAGCAATGGGTTATAGATCTGGATTTGGACTAACAACTGGATATCAAAACATATTTTTAGGATACAGAGCAGGATTGTATACATCAATATCAGGTGATAATATAGCAATTGGACATCAAGCAGGTTTAAAAATATCATCAAGTGATAATAGTAATATTTTAATAGGAACTAGTGCTGGTGGTAATGATAGTGGTGGTGCTACTTTAATGGGTAGTGGAAATGTTGGTATAGGTCTTGAATCACTAGCTGCCATATCCTCAAGTGCTGGTGCATCTCCTGGTAACGTAGCTATAGGATTCCAATCAGGTAGAGGATTAACAACAGGTACTAGAAATATTCTTTTAGGATATAGAGCAGGATGGGGTATTGGAAGAGGTAGTAGTAATATATTTATGGGTTCTGATGTTGGTTTAGCTACAACAACACAAGCCATAAGTAATAACATTAGTATAGGCTCATCAACACTTAATGTGAATGTTAGTGCCAGTTACAATGTAGCAGTGGGAACATCAGCTTTAACATCAGTTGGAGCAACAGCAAGTGGAGCAAATAATGGAAGTTGGAATATCGCATTAGGATATAATGCTGGCAGTATTCTGAAAACAGGAATGTATAATGTTTTCATAGGAGTAGAGGCAGGAGCAAACAACTCAGGAAACCCAGTAAGTAATGGTAGTTATACTACCTTTATAGGACATAGAGCTGGAATGATTCAAGGAAATAATGGTGATTGGGGAAATTACAGTGTTGGTATAGGTACTTTTGCTATGGGATATAATGGTGGTATTACACCAATAGCACCAGGAGTAGGAAATACAGCAGTAGGATCTTCAACATTAACTAGAATAAGTAGTAGTATAACAACAAGAAACACAGCAGTAGGTTATAATGCTGGTGTTGTATTGAATGTTGGTGCTAATAATACATTTGTTGGTTCATATTCTGGTCAAAACTTTGCAACAGGTTCATCAAACATATTTGTTGGAGACTCAGCAGGTAATGGTATAGTAAGTGGTTCACGTAATACTATTATAGGTTCAATTACTGGACTAACAGCTAGTTTAAATGATACAATAATAATAGGAGCTGGTTCAACAGAACGAATAAGAATTGATGCATCAGGAAGTATGGGTTTAGGAACAACAGCACCATCTTCATCAGCTAAATTACAAATAGATTCAACAATACAAGGATTTTTACCCCCAAGAATGACTAATGCTCAAAGAACAGCAATAACGGCACCAGCAATTGGACTAATAGTTTATTGTACTGATGCTACTGAAGGATTATATGTCAATAAATCAACAGGTTGGACATTTATAATATAAAATAGTGTAAGAATAACTATTTTCATATATTTATAGATATATGGCAATTGTTCTATCAAAATCAAATATAGCAAATAGTAATACTATTGAAGCATGGCAAGTATCACAATCAGTAGATGCCTTTACAGGAATAGAAGCGTATGATATCACAATATCAGGTTCATTAACAGTAACAGGTTCTACTAATTTAAGTGGTTCTACTACTATAGTAGGAGGTGATCTTACAGTACGTGGTTTTGCAAATGCAACAGCATCTTGGGCAACTAATGTAGTAAACAATCCTTCAAGCATCGATGGTGATTATTTACCTCAAGGTACTACAGTTGCAACAACTAACCCCTTAAAATTCGCTGCTGGTGCTACTGAAATAGCTACTGGTTTAACACAAGTTACAGTTAATTTCCCAACAATTCAAAATAAAGTATTAGGAACAGATGTTTTTGTTACGGTTGGTGTTTCATCATCATATGCTACTTCAAGTATGGCTTATTTTCCTAGAGTAGATAGTTTATCAAACACAGGAGACTTAACATTTTCTATGCAAACATCAAATGCATCAAATCCTACGCCATTCTTTTTTACAATAATGTACAAACCTTAAAAATAAAATATAAATCATGGAAAAAATAGTTTTAACAACAGACGAGTTACAATCACTTAAAAATTTTCAATCAACAAGAAACCAAATCATTAGCGATTTTGGTATTATTGAGTTTCAAATCCAAGAATTAAAAACACAAAAAGAAATGCTTGTAAAAGCACTAGCTGGTTTAAAAGCCGAAGAAAATAAAGTTAGTCAAGAATTACAAGACAAATATGGTGAAGGAAACATTGATTTAACTAGCGGAGAATTTATCGCTACAAAGTAACTTTTGATTCCTTCTGTCATATTTATTACAGAATAAAATAAACTAATAAATAAACAACATGGCAGAAACATTAATATCTCCTGGCGTATTAGCGATAGAAAACGATCAATCGTTTATCACCCAGCAACCAATCACCGTAGGTGCGGCTATTATTGGTCCAACAGTTAAAGGTCCTGTAGAAGTTCCTACAATTGTTACCTCTTATAGTCAGTATCAAAATAAATTTGGTACTACATTTACAAGTGCAAGTAACGTTTACACTTACTTTACTTCAATTGCAGCTTATAACTATTTTAACAATGGTGGTGAAACATTATTAGTTTCTCGTGTAGTAAGTGGTACATTTTCACCAGCATTAAGTACAGCAATATCAGCAAGTACAGAAGCATCAACACAACCAGCTTTTGTTTTAGAAACTTTATCTGAAGGTGTTATTATGAATAGCTCTTCAAGTTTAGATTCATCAGGTGCTTTAGCTAGTGGTTCATCAGATAACATCAGATGGCAAATCGTTAACGCTGATACTTCATCAGGTACTTTTGCATTATTAATCCGTCAAGGTAATGATACAACAAATTCACCAGTAGTTTTAGAAACTTGGACAGGTTTATCATTAGATCCTTATTCTCCAAATTTCGTATCAAGAGTATTAGGTGACCAAACTCAGAATTACAATTCAACTAATATCCAAATGGAAGTTTCAGGTTCTTATCCTAATGCTTCTAAATATGTAAGAGTATCAAGTGTTAATTTATTAACTCCTAATTATTTAGATAACGCAGGATTACCTAAAGCTCAATACACAAGTTCAATTCCATTAAACGCAAGTGGTTCATTCAATAGCGCTACTGGTACATTAAATACAGGTGTAAATGCTAAATATTATGATAATATCGTTACAGGTGTTACTAATACTCAAGGTTTAACAGGTAGTGACTATAATAACATGATCAATTTATTATCTAACCAAGATGATTACAGATTTAATGTTATGATTACTCCAGGTTTATTCTCAGCAGAAGCTCCAATTGGTGCATCACAAGTAACATCAATCATCAACAATACTCAAAACAGAGGTGATAATATTTACGTAGTTGACTTAGTAGCTTATAACGCAACATCAGCAGCCGCAGTAACAGCAGCAAATGCAAAAAATACTTCATATGCTGCTTCATATTGGCCTTGGGTTCAAACAATTGATCCAGATTCTGCTCAATTAGTATGGGTACCTGCTTCAACAATGATTGCTGGTGTTTATGCTTATAACGATAACGTAAGTGAACCTTGGTTTGCACCTGCAGGTATTAATAGAGGTGGTTTAAGTAACGTAGTTAGAGCAGCTCAAAAATTATCACAAACAAACCGTGATACTTTATACAGTAATAAAATTAACCCAATTGCAACATTCCCAGGAACTGGAGTTGTAGTATATGGTCAAAAGACATTACAAACTAAAGCATCTGCATTAGATAGAGTAAACGTAAGAAGATTATTAATTTCATTAAAATCATACATTTCTCAAGTTGCAAATAACTTAGTATTTGAACAAAACACTATTGCTACAAGAAATCAATTCTTAAGTCAAGTTAATCCTTACTTAACATCAGTACAACAAAGACAAGGTTTATACGCATTCAGAGTAATCATGGATGATAGTAATAACACACCTGATGTAATTGATAGAAACCAATTAGTAGGTCAAATTTACTTACAACCAACTAAAACTGCTGAATTTATTTACTTAAACTTCAACATTTTACCTACAGGAGTAAGTTTCGGGTAATTTTTTAAAAACACAATATTTATAACAAAACAATAAATAATTAAATAAAATGGCAGTATTAGATCCAAACGAAATATTTTTCACCGCCTTCGAACCTAAACAACAGAATAGATTTATTATGTATGTTGACGGTATACCAGCGTATATAATCAAAGCAGTAAGTGCAGTGACGCTGACTCAAGGAACAGTTGCTCTTAACCATATAAACGTACAACGTTTCGTTAAAGGTAAATCAACATGGGGTCCTATCACAATGACATTATTTGATCCAATCACCCCTTCAGGTGCTCAATCAGTAATGGAATGGGTACGTTTACATCACGAATCTGTAACAGGTAGAGATGGTTATTCTGACTTCTATAAGAAAGATTTAACAATCGATGTTTTAGGACCAGTAGGTGATATTGTATCAGAATGGATTATTAAAGGTGCTTTAATTACAGAAGCTAACTTTGGTGATTATAACTGGGATACAGACTCAACAGCTCAAAACATTACTTTAACTGTACAACCAGATTATTGTATCTTGAACTTCTAATTAAGAAAAATAAATTTAAAGATAGCTCGCAAAAAATGCGAGCTTCTTTTTTTCTTATATATTTATATAGGACAATAAGTTATAACAATAAAAATTATGGAAGAAAATAAATTTAGTTTCCCAACCGAGGTTGTAGAATTACCATCAAAAGGTTTAATTTACCCTGAATCATCTCCTTTATCATCTGGAAAGCTTGAAATGAAATATATGACTGCTAAAGAAGAAGATATCTTAACAAACCAAGCATATATTCAGAAAGGTATTGTTTTAGATAAAGTATTACAATCTTTAATTGTTACTAAAATTGATTATAATGAATTGATTGTAGGTGATAAAAATGCTATTATGGTAGCAGCTCGTGTATTGGGGTATGGTAAAGATTATTCATTCAACTATAATGGTACTGAATATGAAATTGATCTAACTCAGATCGATAATAAACCATTTGATGAATCTCTAATAAAAAAAGGAGTAAATGAATTTAATTATGTTTTACCTACTAGTTCAACTCCAATTACATATAAACTTTTAACTCATGGAGATGAAGAAAAATTAAAACAAGAGTTAGAAAGTTATAAAA